CTCTTTATTCATCGTCATCCTCCAGCTCGATTTCACCATCACCGCCGCAGGTTTCGCAGTCCGCCCAGACCTCGCCGAGCCACGCACCGCTCATGGTGGTTCCCATGACGCTTTCGTATTGGACTTGCTGTTCTCCTTGGCATTCGGGGCAAATGGCGGCGCTCATGTGATGTCCTCCACCATTTGAATGCGCTCGCCGATCCACCGCATCACCGGCACAGCCATGCTGTTGCCCATGGCCTTGTACCTCGGCCCATCGGGACAATTTTCTGGCGCTTTGTTGCGCCACGGAATGCGTGTGTAATCGTCGGGAAAACCTTGCAGACGCTCACATTCACGCGGAGTGAGCCGTCGCACTTGCATGCCCACCAACGCGCCATTATGCCGCCGGCTGCCGTTGTTTGCATCGAGCGTGGCGTGTGTATCTTGTAGCCTCACGCCGCTTTGCGACGATTGAAAAGCCACCGCTGTCTTGTGCGTTACGCTAAGAGCTGGCGACAGCTCGGCCGTCGTCGCACTTTGCGTGCCGCTCAGCTCGGCGGGGAATGCGACGCAGCTCGCCGTGTCTTGGTCAGCTCTTGCTGCAACAGTTTTGCTGACATCGCCCGTAGCTTCTTGATTGTAAGCGTCGAATGCCACTGGCATAACAACGCCCTCCTCAATATCGCGCGCACCAAGCGCTGCGAGCGCTCTGGCCGTCAGCGTGCCCATCACTTCGCGCTCTAATATAAGATGCCCGTTTTTCGCAGACTGGTGCGTCAGCTTTCCACCGCCGCACTCTGTGTCCAAGCTCCCTGCCGTTTCGGGCACTAAAGCCATGGGCTTTGTCGCAAGATCAGCCCCGCCTCTGCCAAGCGATGCAGTGATTGACATGGTTACGGGGCTGAGCGTCGTTTCGCCTGTGGCTAGTCCGCCTCCGCCACTGACAGCAGCGCCTGGTGCAATTGCACCGGCAACTTCTTGCCCCGTTTCTCTGCTCGGCGGAGGATGCCCTTGCAAGCTTTCGCGCTCAAATAAAACTGCGGCGGCACGTCGCCAGTCTCCAAGGTATCCGACAACGAACACACGCTTGCGTCGCTGTGCCAATCCCCAATATTGAGCGTCACAAAGTCTGTAAGCGAACCCATACCCGATTTTCCCCAGCGCCCCAAGGAAGGTTCCAAAGTCTCGTCCTTTGTTACTTGACAGGACACCGGGCACGTTTTCCCAAACCACCCATCTGGGCCGATATTTTGCAGCAATGCTAAGGTAGGTGAGCATGAGGTTGCCACGCGGGTCATCCAATCCTTTCCGCAATCCTGCGACGCTGAAGCTTTGGCAGGGGGTTCCTCCAACAAGAAGCTCGATTGATCTGTCATCTGGCCACTCCTTAAATTTTGTCATATCGCCGAAATTCGGCACGTCTGGGTAGTGGTGCTGAAGCACCGCCGACGGAAACTTTTCTATTTCGCTGAACCATTGCGGCTCCCATCCAAGCGGATGCCACGCAACCGTTGCGGCCTCTACGCCGCTGCACACCGAGCCATACCTCATTTGGTTGGCCTCGCCTGTGGGCGCAGCGATGTGTCGGGTGCAAGTTTTTCCTCGTCGTGCCGCCAATCAAAGATGACGCACTGATGATCTAGCCCTTCATAGAGGTGATGCTTTTCCATAAATGCGTTGCACTGATCTGCATCAGCAAAGACGGCGAAAGCGATCCAGACGAAGCCGTCGATCATTGCTCTGCCCTCACTGCCATTAGCTCGCGCGCGAGGTAGCAAAAGCCGTGCATTGATATGTCGGCCAGCTCTGTGTCCGCCGCTGCCCTTACGCCTGTGAGTGCTTCGCTGATGGCGGAAAAACTGACCACGGCTCTGGCAGCGCGAAAATCATATTTATAGATGACGCATGGGTAGCAGGCTGTAAGCCGGGAGGAAGCTTGGACAGCCTGCTCCCATGCGCCCGCAGGAATTCCGTTTCCAGATTTCCTGCGCTTGCACTCAATTGAAAAAGGGAAGGAGACATCTTCACACTGAAGATCATTTTCAAATTGAGTACGAACTTGTTCCAAATTCCGCTTGAAAACCAACCCAAGCTCATCCCACAGAAACGCCGCTGTTTCGCGCTCCAACTCCGCGCCTCGCTGGCGGTTTCTGCGACTGATCTGACTCCGCGATTTAGCCATTTTGCTGCTCCCCAAAGTGGGCGGTCAAAATGCGGTCAACCAGTTTCGCCAAGGATGTATTTTGGTTGCTTGCCTGACTTTGGAGCTTGTTTTTCAGCTCTGGGGTCACTCTGACAAACATCACAACACGTTGTTTTTTATCGGTTTTCAATGCTGTATCTGCTCGCTGTAAAAAAATATTACGTTTGGGTGTTGTAAATAAATATCAATGAAGCTAGCTTAATTGTACTGAACCGAAACTGAACTTAGCCGGAGGAACTAATGAAATTTGAGACAACACACGAAATCATCGTGACACATATGACCAGGGGCAAAACTGCTTTTGGCGTCTGCACAACCACTGCGGAAAACGCGCATATTTCGCCCGCCATGGTGCAGAAAAATAACCTATCTGTGGGGTCTGTATGCCGCTGCATTCTGGTCAGCAATATCCACGACCCGAACGGCCGCACACCTTGGCGCGTCGCTTGGATCGGCGAGGTTGGGGAGGTCGAAACCGCCCCACCTGTTCAGCCTGTCCAACCTGTCCAACCTGTTGCGCCTGTCCAAGACCAAAAGCCTCAACCGAGGCCGAATAAAGACCCCGCCAACCGCCGCCAAGAAAATATCATGGCGGCGCACGACGCGCTGATGTTTTTGAAAGAAAACTGCGACTGCTATTACCGAACAGGCGAAATCAGTGAGGCTGTCGGATTAGGCTCACAGCGGATGTCCAACGTGATGGAGCATCTTCACGCCCTCGGACAAGTCTACAAAGCGGCGGTGACAAATTCACCCGATCAGGCGCGCGTCAGCTTGACCCTATGGGCGGCGAATTTAGACCCCTTTTTAACCGAGGAGAGCGCATGATTTGCGCTCCGTCAAAAAATCCATATTGTGCTGCGGAAGGAGAAAGCAGATGAAAGTGGGAGCATTTTTGTCGGACGGTTCACGTCCCGACAAACAGGAGACACAACGCCGTCAAATCAAGTCGCTCAAAAAGGGCGCGCCAGATTTTTCGGCAAAGTGGTTTATAGAGGCGGGGAGCGCCAAGCGCCCCTTTGATGAGCGAGCCGAGCTGATGGATTGCCTCGCGTATTGCAAAAGCACTTCGAGCGTTTTTGCCTTGGCGTCGCTCAGCGGATTTGCCGAGCGAAAATGGCAAGCTCTGAAATTCCTAGAGCAACAAGTTGCCGAGCTTGGAATTGACGTGATCGTGGCGGACAACCCTGTTGTCACCTCGGCGTCGGTTGCTGCACTTGCAGGGATGGCCGAACATCAGCGAAACGAGCTTGTGCAAAAGTCGGGCGAGGCGCTTCAGCGCATCCGCGAACAGATAGACAAGCACGGCGTCCACGTCACGCCGCAGGGTAAGGAAATACATACCCTTGGCGCGCCGTCACTTGAAAAGCTCAGCGAAGCAGGCAATGCTGCGCGAGCTAAAGCGGCGGATCAACATGCAGAGGACGTTTGGCCAATGGTCAAAAGTTTTCTGGATCGCGGACTAGGGTATGCGGGAACTGCTAGACAAATGAACCGCCTCGGCGTGGCTACGGCCAAGGGCGGCAAATGGTATCCAAGCACAATTGTAAATATAACAAAAAGAATGGGTGGCAAATGATGTTAACGACAGTGAAAACTTTGGATGAATTAGAGGCAGAGCTAAAAATGAGGTATTTAGCGTCGGTTTGTGATCTTCAGCTCACCTATGCGCGCCGCAGAAATACGCCAGAAAACTCAACCAGATTACAGCAGTGGCTGCACTCAACTTTTCAAAAAGATGCCTTTGCATGGGTGATGGTACACGCAAAAACTGTCCGTGTGCCTGCAAGCCAAGCTGACATTATGTCGCAGACAAAAATCAGCCGTCAGAGCATATCTGAAATGATAAAACATTGTCTGGCTGAAGGTTGGATTGAAGTTTTTTGTGACGATACTTTAATTGACAAAAGTCAGACAAAGCATTGTAAAGCCACACTAAAATATTGTGCTGGCTTTGAGCTGATGAAGCTTGCGAATGCGTTTGTCGAGCGCCACATTGAAACCACCGATGGCACTTTTATGAATAAAAATTGGGATGACCTGATGGCTATTCGTCGGGCTAGGAATGCAGTTTGATCGGCTTACTTTTCCACCCTAAAGTATGTCAAGCGACCGTCGTTGACGCGCATCTTTTTGGCAAGCTATCACTATGGCGGGGGTTACAAGATGAATATGAGTAAAGGAAAATTAAACGGCAGTGCGGCCATGAAAAGAGGAATGGCCGCATCGCACTTAGGGGTCAGCCCCGCACATTTCGACAAGCTCGTCAGACAGGGGCTTATGCCATCGCCGCGCTCAGCGGCAGGCGTAAAACTCTGGATCAGGGAAGAGCTAGAAGAGGCTCTGCTTGAGCTTCAGTTAGAGGAGGAAGCCGCGCCATGCGGGGAATACGCCTTAAACATTTAAATCGCTCTGGCGAATATCCGTCGGGCAACGCGCGGTTTTACTTTCGGCCGAAAGGTCAGAAGGGCAAACCGCTGCCCGACCTCCCGATGGGGCATCCCCAATGGCTCGCCAAATATGTTGAGCTGTCGGGCATGGATTTTGCGCCCGACGCAATGCCGACCGGCGCGCTTGGCAAGGCCATTGTAAAGTATAAGGACAGCGATCATTTCACGTTGCTTGCGGCCAACACCAAGTCAGTGCGGCGGCGATGCCTTGACCGAATTGCCAAAGAATACGGCAACACCCGCGAATTGACGCCAGAGGTCATAGCGCGCGATCTGAAAGGCTTCACGCGGCACGCTCAGCATACGCAGTTGAAAGCGTGGCGTGGGCTGTGCAAATTTTTAAAAACGGAGGGCTTATTGAAAACCGATCCAAGCCGCTCCGACCAGATAGAGCGCGCACCTGTGCCGCAGAGCGATGGGCATGAGCCGTGGACGCGCGATGAGATTGAGCTGTTCCGAAAGTTCTATCCGTCGAATTCGCCCGAACGGTTGGCGTTTGAGCTTTTGTATTTCACAGGGGCGTCCATGGTGGACGCCACAAAGCTAGGGCGCGGCTGCGTTGGCCGTGATGGTTGGCTGAGCTACAAGCGCCAGAAAACCAACTCCACGGTGGAGATACCATTTGCGCGATCCCTGCCAGAATTTGCCAAGCCGCTAGAGGTTGATTTGCAAAGCCTCAAGCGCAGCATTGAAGGGCAGGGCGACCGCCACATGACGTTTATGGTGACGAAGCAGGGGCACAGCAGATCGCCGAAATCGGCGTCGCAGTGGTTCAGCAAAAAAGCACAGCGCGCAGGCGTCAAGAAGACAGCGCACGGCCTCCGTAAAAGCCGTGACATGGAATTAGCAGAATTGGGCGGCAGTGCCGCGCAGTTGATGGGGTGGCTTGGTCACGAAACGCTTGAACAGGCGACTCACTACATCAAAAAGTTCGATCAGAGGAGGGCATTATCTGATAGTAAATCGGGCAGTAAGGCAGGATAGTTGGGGCAGAAAGTTCCAACTCGTTGAAAAAAAGTTCCAAATTTTGGAAAAATATAAAGGAAATACAGATGTTTAAGAAAGTAGTGGCAGCCCGTAGGGAGGCACGCCTTTTAAATAAAAACAAAGGCTTATTGTTAAAAGTTCCAAATTCTCCCGTTGTGGGAGATCATAGGCTTAGTTGGCGCAGTTCCAACTTTATGCGTATTTTTGGCGATTTCGTGGGGGCATTTTGCCTATTCACGATGTTCTATGTTCTGCTTCAATTCCTGCCTCTGGTCGCGGAGGTGTTGAAATGAGCAAGAAGAAAAAAAACGGCAACGTGATCAAGGTTGATTTTGAGGTGCTTGCCGATGATCTAGACCGTGATCTGAAAGTTCTTTGCGCCCACATCGCCATCGGGATGCTCCAAGTTGATAAGTGGGAGATGGTCAGGGACGAGCTGATGGAAAGCCTCTATGACGCGCTGACCTTGATGGAAAGAGACAGATTTGAAATTGAGGGATACGTTTTCAAGATGATTGATGGCGGTCTGGAAATCGAAAGGAAATTTCATTGAAAGCACCGATGACAGACGCACAAAAAGAGGTGCGAGATTTTATTGCATTGTATTGGGAGGTCAAAG